TGATTTGGTGCAAGCAAAGAAACTGGCAGGATATGCTGACACTTCTAGTACTTCAGAAATTGTTAAAGGTCTTAAAGAAGAGATACTTGAGGCTACTCAAATGTACATGGCACGTAATGCGCCGAAGGCTGCGATGGCTATGGTAGGTGGGTTGTATGATCCAACTGAACTAGGTATACGTGATAAGATGGCTGCAGCTAAAGAACTACTTGACCGCACAGGTTTGGTTAAGACTGAGAAGATGCACGTAGAAGCATCAGGCGGTGTCATGCTTATGCCACCTAAAGCAATTGTAGAGGATGATGACTAATGTTTAAAGGTTCATTAAAGGCCCGTGATAAAGGGACAAAAGATAATCCGCTAACTCAGTATGAAAAACAGTTAATAGAAAAAAGAAAAGAAAAGAAACAAAAAACAGAGGACGCTACTTTCAGTGTTTCTGCAGGTAAGTTTGGTAACGAAAGTAGTACCCTAAGTGATATTGCTGATAAACTTGGTGTCACGTTAAAATCTTTAAAAAAAGAGAACCCACAAATAAAAGATTTAAATAAAATATCAAAAAGTCAAAAAATTAATGTTCCACTGCGTAGGCAAACTTTTTTTGAAAAACATATAGCTGGCCCAAAACTAAAGCCATCTACTCGTAATGTAGTAACAGGTAAAAACAAAAAAGAAACTATGGCTGTTAAAAAAGGAGCCGAAGGTAAAGTATACGAAGGTATGTCTAAAAAAGATATGGCTGCAATAACACTTGACTATCGGGTAGGTGGTATGGTAAAATCTACAGTAGATAACCGTAAAAACAAATGACACGCAGCATAGGTAAGTGGAAGCTACCACAGCCAACAGATATTAAAGAACAAAACGAGTGGGTAGCTATACCACGTATTGCACGTACAGTACCATTCGGATACAAACAGGATGAAGCAGACCCCGACCTACTGCAACCTATACAGATTGAATTAGATTTACTTGAGAAGGCACGTAGCCACGTAAATCAATACAGTTATCGTGAAGTAGCTAACTGGCTAAGTACACAGACAGGACGTTACATATCCCATGTAGGGTTAAGGAAAAGGTTAGCAAATGAGCGAAGACGTAAGAACCAAGCTACAAGCATCCGCAAGTGGGCAGAATATGCGGAAAAGGCAATCGCCAAAGCGAAAGTCCTTGAAGAAGAAAGAACAGGCTCCAGAGCCAACAGTTGAAATAAAACCTGTAGAGTATGAAACACAGGCTATTGAAGAAACGCAGAACGTACTCTTTAAACCTAACAAAGGCCCACAGACGGATTTCTTGGCAGCGGCAGAACGAGAGGTGTTATTTGGTGGAAGTGCTGGCGGTGGTAAATCCTATGCTATGCTCTCTGATCCATTACGTTACATGGGGCATCCCGCATTTAGTGGCTTGCTTTTACGACACACGACAGAAGAGCTAAGAGAGCTTGTATTTAAGTCGCAGGAGTTGTACCCAAAAATCTGGCCCGGTATTAAGTGGTCAGAAAGAAAAATGCAGTGGACTGCACCATCTGGCGCAAGGTTGTGGATGTCTTATCTTGACAGAGATGATGATGTCTTGCGTTATCAGGGTCTAGCGTTTAGCTGGATAGGTTTTGACGAACTAACACAATGGGCCACACCATATGCATGGAACTACATGCGAAGTCGTCTTAGGTCCACTGCACCTGACTTGCCAATTTATATGAGGGCTACGACCAACCCCGGCGGTAGAGGTCATCATTGGGTTAAGAAAATGTTTATTGACCCTGCGCCTTATAACAGAGCCTACGATGCAACCGATATTGAAACAGGAGAAGTTCTTAAATACCCAGCAGGACACGCAAAGGCTGGAAGACCTTTATACAAAAGAAGATTTATACCCGCAAGACTTTCTGATAATCCATACCTTGCGGAGTCAGGTGACTACGAAGCAATGCTACTCTCAATGCCAGAGCAGCAACGAAGACAACTCCTTGACGGAGACTGGGATATTAAAGAAGGTGCGGCTTTTACAGAGTTTGACCGCAATATTCACGTTGTTGAGCCTTTTGATATTCCTCATAACTGGGTTAAGTTTAGGGCTTGCGATTACGGTTACGGCAGCAAGTCTGGCGTTATCTGGTTTGCTGTTGCACCTAATGAACAACTTGTGGTATATAGAGAACTATACGTATCTAAAGTCCTTGCCACAGATTTGGCAGATATGATCCTTGACTTAGAAGCTGGTGATGGAACTATTAAGTATGGTGTTTTGGATAGCTCTCTGTGGCATAAGCGTGGTGATACTGGCCCTTCTCTTGCGGAGCAAATGGTAAGTAGAGGGTGTCGTTGGAGACCATCAGATAGAAGCAGAGGCAGTCGTGTAGCCGGTAAAAACGAAATACACAGACGTTTACAGGTAGATGAATTTACAGAGGAGCCTAGACTTGTTTTCTTTAATAACTGCACAAACATCGTTGCCCAGTTACCGTCCATTCCTCTTGACAAGAAAAATCCAGAGGATATTGACACACATTCGGAAGATCACTTGTACGATTCGTTAAGGTATGGTATAATGTCTAGGCCAAAGTTTAGTGTGTTTGACTATGACCCTATGGGTAGACCCGGCGGCGGCATGAGAGTAGCAGACGCAACCTTTGGATACTGAGGAAAAGCAATATGAATGAAGATGAAATGATGATTGAAGATGATGCTATCGCACTAGAAGACAGTGACGATACATCTGTTTCTGACGTAGACGTAAGCAAGATTATACCATTTATTATGGAACGCTATAAGCGATCCGAAGATTATAGGTATCAGGACGAAGATCGTTGGCTAAAAGCCTACCGCAATTATCGTGGTTTGTACGGACCTGATGTTCAATTTACAGAAACAGAAAAGTCTCGTGTCTTTATTAAAGTCACAAAAACTAAGACGCTGGCAGCATATGGGCAGATTGTAGATGTTCTGTTTGCTAACCAGCGTTTTCCTTTGTCTGTTGAACCTACTGAATTACCAGAAGGTGTAGTAGAAGACGTACACTTTGATCCTAATGAGCCGGATCAGTTACGTGAAGATACTAGCTCACTAAGCCCTTATGGGTTTGCTGGAGATGGTAATGACCTACCAGCAGGTGCTACAGCAGCAAGCCTACAAGATAAGCTTGGCGTTATGGAGAACAAGCTAGACCCTATTAACGACAAAGTAAAAGCGGGTCCGGGCAAGACACCTACAGCAATTACTTTTAGCCCTGCTATGATTGCAGCTAAGAAGATGCAGAAGAAAATACATGACCAGCTAGAAGAGTCAGGTGCATCTAAACATTTACGTAATGCCGCATTTGAAATGGCACTGTTTGGTACGGGCGTAATGAAAGGTCCGTTTGCTATTGATAAAGAGTATCCTAGCTGGAACGATGAGGGTGAATATGACCCAGCCTTTAAAACTGTACCACAAGTAAATCATGTATCTGTTTGGAATTTCTACCCAGACCCAGATGCAAACAATATGGATGAGGCACAGTTTGTAATTGAACGGCATAAAATGTCACGTACCCAATTACGCAATCTAAAGAAACGTCCATACTTCCGTGGTGAAGTTATCAATGAAGCTATCGCTATGGGCGAGAACTATACTAAGAAATACTGGGAAGATGATCTAACTGACTATGCACCAGAGCATGGCATTGATCGTTTTGAAGTGCTTGAGTATTGGGGCATGGTAGACGTTGAGTTGTTAGAAGAGCAAGGCGTAGACATTCCAAAAGAACTAAATGACTTTGATGAATTGCAAGCTAACGTGTGGGTCTGTAATAACCGTCTGCTTCGCATGGTTCTCAACCCATTCAAGCCAGCTAAAATTCCATACCATGCTGCACCATATGAGCTAAACCCATACTCATTCTTTGGTGTAGGTATTGCTGAGAACATGGATGATACACAGACATTGATGAATGGCTTTATGCGTATGGCTGTAGACAATGCTGTACTGTCAGGTAACTTGATTGTAGAAGTAGATGAGACAAACCTAGTACCGGGTCAAGACTTGTCACTGTATCCGGGCAAGGTATTCCGTAGGCAGGGTGGCGCACCGGGTCAGGCAATCTTTGGTACAAAGTTTCCTAACGTATCCAGCGAGAACATGATGCTGTTTGATAAGGCACGTGTACTAGCAGATGAAAGCACAGGCTTCCCATCATTCGCTCATGGACAGACAGGTGTGTCTGGTGTAGGTCGTACTGCATCTGGCATCTCAATGCTTATGGGTGCTGCACAGGGAAGCACTAAGACAATCATTAAGAACGTAGACGACTATCTGCTGCGTCCTCTTGGTGAGGGTTTCTTCCGCTTTAACATGCAGTTTGACTTTGATAAAGAGATCAAAGGAGACCTAGAAGTTAAGGCACGTGGTACTGAAAGCCTCATGGCTAATGAAGTACGTAGTCAGCGTTTGATGCAGTTCTTGCAGATTGCAAGCAGCCCAGCATTAGCACCCTTTGCTAAGTTCCAATATGTAATCCGTGAGATTGCAAAATCAATGGACTTAGACCCCGATAAAGTTACCAACAATATGGACGAAGCCGCCTTACAGGCAGAGATTATGAAAGGGTTTCAGCAAGAAGCTCCGCAAGGGGGCGTAGGAGCCTCACCAGCGGGTGCTGACGCAATGGACCCTACAGGTGCTGGAGGAGGCTCAATAGGCGTAGGACAGGCTCCTGTGCCGGGTGAACAAGGATTTAGTGCAAATGGACAAGGACAACAGCCGGGAACTCCTCAGCAAGCTCAAGCCGCTGGTGGGCAACAACCGCCAATGGGACCACTTCAGTAAGTATTTGGATAACATGGTAGCACAACATCATAAGGTGCTAGAACAATCTGAGAATATGATAACGGTACACAAAGCACAGGGTGCTATAGATGTACTACGTAAGATTAAACGATTACGTGAGGACGTAGCTAACGCTGAGGGATGACACTATGAACAACATGGCAAAACAAATGGAAATGTTTGACGAAGGTGGTCTTATGGATGAGGGCGGCACTGTTGATCCTGTATCTGGTAATGACGTACCGCCCGGTTCTACTCAAGAAGAAGTTCGTGATGACATTCCTGCCCAGCTAAGTGAGGGTGAATTTGTTTTTCCTGCAGACGTAGTACGTTATTTTGGATTAGAAAAACTTATGGAGATGCGCCAAGAAGCTAAAGCGGGACTTGCACGTATGGAAGCTATGGGGCAGATGGGTAATAGTGAAGAAGCTACTCTTCCTGATGATATACCTTTTTCTATAGAAGACCTTGACACAGAAGATGAAGGCGAGTATAATACTCCTCAAGAGTTTGCATATGGTGGTGTAGTTAAAATGTCGGGTACTAACTACAATACAACACCTAACCCCGGACCAACTACAGGATTTAGACCTTATGTAGCACCACCAATACCAGACTATACTGTGCAACCTGTACAACAAGGTCCACAATTTCAAGGGTCACAGCTTCCGGGTACTCAATTTATAGGAGCAACTCAAACAACTAATATACCTACCTTTGGTCAGACTGTAGGAAACAATCCCGGTCAGTATGATGAGTTTAGAACTTATGTAAATAGTTCAGGACAAACTTTACAAATACCTTTTAAGAATGGTCAACCTCTCTATCCTATCCCTGAAGGATATACATTACAGCAAGATAATGCTATACAGACTACTTCGCCTAGAAGTACCGTTGGACCAACTGATTTTGAAAGTGAAGAAGGAGATGGTCCTGATTATGGCGGCGGCACTTCTTTAATTACAGGAGAAAAGATTGCTGGTTACTCCCCTGAAGAAATTAAAACGGGAGTAACGTCAGCTAAAGACAGGTATGCAATAACAGGTAATCGTGGATTTGATTTATTGAATGTACTTCCGGGCGGCACTTTTATTAAAAATTTATTGCCCGATACAGCTTTAAATATTTTTGGAACAGAGCCAACATACACAGGTAGGCCCGATGATTCTTTAATGGATGCTCAACAAACAGCAAGAAATCAACTTGAAAACTCTTTAGGTGTTAGTATTACAGGGTATGTAGGTTTTCAAAAGGGTGACTTAGACCCTAACTCTGGTGGATTTTTTGATAAAAATGGTATTGCCGTAGATGGAAAAACAGGCGATCAAAGTAAAAATGAAACAGGTACTTTTAATTATGCTTCTTTTTCTGATTACAAAGAGGCTCTATCTGCTGGTAATAAGTCTGGTTGGCGGGGCGGTAAACTAGGAGCAGAGTCTTATTCTGGTTTATCTAGTGCTGCTAAAAACAAATATGATAAGTTTGCAGATATCTTAGGTTATACAGATCATAAAGAAGTAGAAAAACAAACAGAAACTGAAAAAGCATTAGGCTATGCTGAAGGTGTTACTCAAAGAGAATTTGATAAAGAAACAGCATCAGAGGCTGCAGCACGTGAAGCTGCTAATAAAGCGCAAGCTGATCGTCAAGCAGCAGCCAGAGCAGCTAGAGATGCTTTAGATAGAGCAAGAGAAAATGATGAGGGCGGTCAGGATACTGGTGTAGGTGAAAGTGATGGCGGCGGTTACGGTTCAGATGCTGGCACAGGCGGCGGCGGTGATATGGGTGTTATCTGTTTAACCGAAGACATGAAAGTAAAACGTAACGGTGTTATTGATTTTGTAACGAATGTACAGGTTGGTGATATTGTAGACTACACTAGAGTTACAGAAGTTTTACACAAGCATATGCGTGAAGGTTACTATGTAGTCAATGGTGAACTCAAGATTACAAATGATCATCCCGTACTTGCTAACGGTTCGTGGAAGCGCACAGAAAACTTAGTGCTTGGTGACTACATTAATAACGTAGAAGTAACGTCACTTGAGTATATAGAACAAGTAACACCAACAGTTTACATAGGTACAGCAGATGACCGCTATGATGTATACACAGAAGGTGAAGTCTACACAGTGTATGGACAATACAAAAACGCACTGAAGAAAGCTGCGTAAGAAGCTTACTTAAATCTTACAATCAGTTGGCTACTCACTCCCCATGCCCGACAGTGTGGCTACAGTGGCCCCAACAAAGGAATAGATAATGAACGATACAATCATGGCAGAAGAAATGCAAGCACCAAAGAAAGTTGCATTCGCTAATCGTAAATACACTAACGAAGAAAAACGCAAGATTGAAGAAGAAGAACTAGAACAACTAATGAAAGAACAAAAGGGTGAGGCAGAAGCTGCTGCGCCTGAAGAAGAGGAAGAGCCTACATCCGCTGAAGAGAAAACATTTAAGAAGCGTTACTCTGATCTGCGCCGACACCAACAAAAGCAAGCTGAAGAGTTTAAGACTGAACTAGATGCAATGAAAAAGCAGCTTGAGTCAGCCACTAAGAAAGAAATGAAACTGCCTAAGTCTGATGAAGACATTGAGCAGTGGGCAGCAGACTATCCAGATGTAGCAGCTATCGTTGAAACAATCGCAATGAAGAAGGCACGTGAACAGTCCAGTGCTTTAGAAGAGCGTGTAAAATACATTGATGAGATGCAGCTTAATGCTACAAAAGAAAAAGCTGAAGCAGCATTGATGCAGATACATCCTGACTTTGATGAGATCAGAGACAGCGATGACTTCCACAACTGGGCAGAAGAACAGCCTAAGTGGGTACAGGACGCATTATATGACAATGACAATGATGCACGTTCTGCTGCACGAGCAATTGATTTATATAAAGCTGACATGGGTATTTCTAATAAGAAACCTAAGTCAGACAGAGATGCAGCTAAGTCTGTGTCTACAAAGAACTCACGCAGTAAGCCACAGAATAATGAGGCTTCTGGGTATCTAAAAGAGTCCGAAGTACAGAAGATGTCACCACAACAATATGAGAAGGTGGCAGATGAAATCATGGAAGCTATCCGTAGTGGTAAGTTCATCTATGATGTTTCTGGCTCTGCTAGATAAAAAAGGGTTGACAAGTAGTTATTTTTAAGTATAACTATAGTCATATAGGTATATCTACTAAGCGCAATGTAGGTATATCAAATTTTGCAAACAGCCAAGTCTTACGGATTACCTGACGAACATGGCCCGTTGAATAGCAGGGCGGCCACCTTGTTATAACACGCACCCAAGTGAAGCAGCCTCCTAATTAGTCTTGCGAGTTTGTATCTGTAAAATGCTACATAGGAGATTTTAACATGGCATTTACTACTGCTAGTGGTTATGGTAATCTTCCTAACGGTAATTTTTCTCCCGTAATTTACAGCAAACAGGTGCAACTTGCTTTCCGCAAGTCTGCTGTTGCTGAGGCAATCACTAATTCCGATTACTTCGGTGAGATTGCTGCAATGGGTGATTCCGTTAAGATTATCAAGGAACCCGAAATTACAGTTAAGGCTTACGCCCGTGGTACAACCATCACGCCGCAAGACCTTGATGACGAAGACTTCAGCCTGACAATTGACAAAGCTAACTACTTTGCATTTAAGGTTGATGACATTGAAGAGGCACACTCACACGTAAACTTCCAGTCTCTGGCAAGTGACCGTGCTGCGTATCGCCTTGCTGACCAATTTGACCAAGACGTTCTTGGTTATATGTCAGGCTTTAAGCAATCTGCTCTGCACGGCGCAGCCAATACAGCTAACACAACCGTAAATGGTTCCGTTGCTGTTTCAACTGCTGGTACAGACGAATTGCTTGCAAGCATGAAACTGGACGCATCAAACTTTACTGATGGTGCAGGTTCTGCAGGCTCCTCAGGTGCTGCTATTGCTATTGCCCCTCGTACGGGTGGTGCAACTGACGCAACTCCTGCTGCTGGTGATACTCACCCACTGACTTTGATTGCACGTATGGCTCGTCTTCTTGACCAGCAGAACGTGGACTCACAAGGTCGTTGGTTGATCCTTGATCCAGTGTTCATGGAAGTATTGAAAGACGAAGATTCTCGTTTGTTCAATGCAGATTTTGGTGGTTCAGGACTGCAAAACGGTCAAGTGTCCACACAAATCCACGGCTTCCAAGTCTATCAGTCAAACAACCTACCTTCAGTTGGTACTGGCCCGTCATTCGCTGGCACAAACAGTTCATCCAGCTATGGTGTGATTGTTGCAGGACATTCATCTGCTGTTGCTACTGCAGAGCAGATCAATAAGACTGAAACTTACCGTGATCCAGACAGCTTCGCCGACATTGTTCGGGGTATGCATTTGTACGGCCGCAAGATTCTTCGTCCTGAAGCTCTTGTCAACGCCATTTACCATTTAGCATAGGGGGAATAAACAATGGCTACAATTACTGCTACTCTTGCTCCTGCTATGGGTAATTCCCAGCGTGGACGCAATCCGTATATGGTTGAGCAGGTCGTTGACCTTACTGCTAACAGCATTAATCCAAACGGTGACGTAGTACAGTGTATCACTGTCCCTGCGAACACCAAGATTATTGCTGCTGGTTTTCAGGTAACTTCCAGTGCAACTCAGAATACTGGTACTGACGCAACTGCTGTTCTTGGTACTGGCGCAGATGACAATGAATACGTAACAGCATTTGACATTGACGGTGCTGCTGATGGTGCTTATGCACCTAGCGTAACTGTCTCTGCTGATCTTGTTATCGGTTCTGCGGATACTCTGGACCTTACCCTTGCGGGTGGTGGCGCATCCTTTACTGCTGGTGAAATTCGTGTTTTCGCCGTACTGATGGATGTAAGCTCACTTGGTGAGATGGAAGCTGCTGAAGTTTCCCGTGACGCACTTGCGTAAATAAAACACTAGAGGGCTGCTTTCGGGTGGCCCTTTAGTTACACATTAGAGGATTTATAAATGCGCAAAATTAAAAAATATGCTTTGGGTGGTATAGGAACTCCTGAACAAGAAAACAGTAAGTACCGTCCATCTGCTACACGTGCGCCACAGGGCATGATGTCCTCTAGGGGTACATCTGCAGCTATGGGTTTGTCTAAAGGTGGACTATTAAAGAAGTATGTTAATCCTGTAACAATCGTAAATAATTTAGAGCGTAAAAAGAATAATTAAATGGCAGGCATTAACTTCAGAACAGATAGCAAGTTTGTTGCAGTTACAGGTAATTCTGCTAGTACTACTAGTGATACTACTAATGCTACCCTACTGTTTACCTGTCCTGAAAGCCACGAAGCTGAAATAGTTTTTCTTATGGTGGCTAATAAAAATAGTGATGCTTCTAATATTGGTATTCAAATATATCATGCAGAAGATGATACATATCCCTTTCTTGTAGGCGAAGATGCCATACCTGCAAACAGCAGCACACAGTTTATTGGTGGTGGACCTTTATTTTTACATGCCGGAGATAAAGTATTAATATTTAGGCATACGTCTAGCAAGAACTTTGACGCTACACTTTCTGCTAGACTATATTTTACACCTGCTAAAAGGCTATAACAATGAGTACATTTATTAATCTAACTAATGAACTTTTACGTAGGCTAAACGAAGTTCAAATAGATGAGTCTAGTTTTGCTAGTGCTAAAAATGTACAGGCACTAGCTAAGGATGCAATTAATTCTGCTATTAGGCAAACGCTTCAAGACGCACAAGAGTGGCCTTTTCTTTTAGTTACCCACGAGCAGACATTAACTGCAGGTACGGGTGCGTATTCTTTTCCTGCTGATTATTCAAAAGCAGACTGGGATACTTTTTTTATTAAACGCCTTACATCAAAAAATAACATACCCAAAAAACTAAAACTACTTACTTATGATCAGTATCTAACCAAGTACAGAAGTAATGAAGAAGTAAGCGGTGAGGGTGGAAGAGGCGATCCTGAATATGTTTATACAACGCAAGATACAAAGTTTGGTGTTACCCCTGTTCCTGATGCAGCTTACGTAGTTGAGTATAGATACTTTAAGTTTCCTGCTGATATAGTCTTACATGATGATGTATCAATTATACCAGACAGATTTAAACATGTAATTCTTGACGGTGCTATGATGTACATGATGATATTCAGATCAAATGAGCAGAGTGCAAATATGCACAGTGTTAAATTTGAAGACGGTATAAAAATGATGCGAAGATTAGTTTTAGATCAACATATTAATGTTATATCTACAATGTTACAACGATCTACTTCTAGTGCAATTGTTGATAGAATTTAAGAATGGCAGACAATCTACAAACCTTTGTCTCTGTTTGTTCAGGAGGGCTTGTCACTAATGTTGACCCTCTTACTCAAAGTAATGCTTTATCTGGCAGTGCCATACGCTTAATTAATATGGAGCCTTCTCTTGAGGGTGGCTATAGACGTATAAGCGGTTATGCAAACTCTTATGAAACATTACCCGGCACAGGTAAGGTTCTAGGTCTAGCAGTAAATGGCGAAATAAATCAAGGCATACTAGGTTGTAGAACACCATCTTCAGGAAATAAGTATCTGCATTTCTACAATCATTACTACACTGTGGCTTTAGGATCAGGACAAGGTTCTAGTTTTAGTGTAGGAGAAACGGTTACAGGTGTAGTTAGTTCATCTGACGCTACTGCAGTCGTTGCAACCGGCACAGTAATATCTATAGCAGCAAATGCTATTGTACTAAACTTTGGCAGACTACCTACCAATATTTTTGCTGCAGCTAACGTAATCACAGGCGGTACATCTAGTGCAGCAGGCACTGTAGCAAGTACCCCTACTGTTATAGGTTGGACTACTGTAAATACTGACTTAGTTGCTAACGATCCTGATGGTGTATGTGCATCTCAAACTCCGGGCGGTTCTGGTAATCTAACTATAAACGGTGCTTTAGCAGACAGTGGCAGTGTAAACTTTACAACTTCTGCAGCACAACAACCTAGACAAGTTACTATTACAGGTACAGGAAACGAGTCGGGTAAAAATTTTACTATAACAGGGACAAACTCTTCAGGGGTAGCTTTAGTAGAAGTTGTAGCAGGGCCAAATAATAGCACAGTAAATAGTACTGGATACTTTAACACAATTACACAAATAGCCGTAAGTGCTGGAACTGCTGCAGCCATTACGGTAGGTTCAGGTGCAGGACAACATAGACCCGCTAGCCCTACTATGACGGGGGTTGACATTATACGTTTTGAAAGGTATAATTGGTCTGAAGAAATATTGTTAATAACGGATGGTATAAATCCAGCAGCTAAGTATAATGGAACTGCATACATACAAATTACACATACTAACGCACCTAACAATCCTAAATTTTCTAGTGCATTTTCAAATCACCTCTGGTTAGCTGGAGACCCTGACGAACCTTTTAATATTTACTTTTCTTCTCCTAACGTAGACACAGACTTTGATCCTGCAAATGGAGCAGGTGTTATTAACATAGGTTTTACAATAACACAGTTAAAGTCTTTTCGTAATCAACTATATGTATTTGGTCAGAATCAAATTAAACGTATTGTTGGGGATAATTACTCTAACTTTAGTGTAGAAAATGTCACTAATGACTTGGGTTGTGTTGCTCCCGACACTGTAGTAGAGTTTGGTGGAGACATTATTTTTCTTGGTCCAGATGGCATTAGACCTATTTCAGGAACCTCTAGGATTGGTGACGTTGAACTTGAAACAGTATCACGTGAGATACAAAAAACATTTGAAAACTATACGGAAAACGAAGACGTAACTAAATTAAAAGCTTTAGTAATTCGTAGAAAATCCCAGTTTAGATTATTCTTTGAGGCTAACACTTCTTTATCTTTGCTAGCAGCTATACGTAAAAGTTCTTCAGCGCAGTCTACATTTGAATATAGTCAGCTTGTAGGGATTGAAGCAACAGCAGTAGCCAGTGGATATGTAGGACAGTTTGAGTTCGTTCTTCATGGAGATACTACTGGTAAAGTATTCAAACAAGAAGAAGGTAGTTCGTTTGGCGGGAGCAATATATTAAGCGTTTATCAAACTCCCTTTTACTTTATGCAAGACCCAGAATTACGTAAAGTATTTTACAGAGTTAAAACCTTTCTTAAATCAGAGGGTGCATCAACAATAGCCGTAGGTTTAGAATATAATTTTGGTGATGCAGAAATTTCTACACCTGCAAACGTTGAATTAACTACCGCAGGTGCTGCTTCTTTATTTGATGCAAGTTCAACTATCTACGATGACACAGACATCTATGATGGAAACCCTACACCAATTCGTAGTACTAACATAAGTGGCTCAGGTGATTCTATTTCAGTATCTTATGTTACCAACAGTACAAGCCCCAGCCATACCATACAGGCTGTATCAATATTGTATGGAACAGGGGATAGGAGATAACAAGTGGCAGGATATACAAGACAATCTTCAGCAGATATTATTGCAACGGCTGTTGTACGTGCTAATCCGCTTAACATAGAATACAATGCTCTTCGGGATGCCTTTAGCGCAAGCACAGGGCATAAGCACGATGGTACTACAGCAGAGGGTGCATATGTACCTTTAATTGCTGATTCAGACGCACTAAACAAAGTAGCAATTGACACAACAAACAATCGTGTCGGTGTCTTTGTACAAGTGTCTACCTCTGCTGTAGAGCAGATACGTATTCAAGACGGTGCAGTAGTTCCTGTCACTAACAATGATATTGACTTAGGTACGTCTAGCCTGCAGTTTAAAGATTTATATCTTGATGGTACAGCCACAATAGATGTATTGCAAGTAGACACTAACTCTACCCTTACAGGAAATCTTACAGTAAATGGAAACACTACACTTGGCAATGCTGCAAGTGACACAGTTACAATTACTGCAGATGTAGCCTCTCCTCTATTACCTTCTGCTGACGATACATACGACTTAGGTGCTGTAGGCTCTGAGTGGCGTAATCTGTACATTGACGGTACTGCTAACATTGACGCTCTTGTAGCTGACACGGCAGATATTAATGGCGGTTCTATTGATGGTGCTGTTATTGGTGGAGCTAGTGCAGCAGCTATAACTGGCACAACAATTACAGGTACAAGTTTTGTAATTGGTTCTGCTGATATTAATGAAGCCGAATTAGAAACTATAGATGGCGTAACAGCAGGAACTGTTGCAGCTTCTAAAGCAATAGTTGTAGATGGCAATAAAGATTTTACTGGCGCAAGAAACATAACAATTACTGGCGAACTAGATGCTGCTACTTTAGACGTATCTGGTGACGTTGATATTGATGGTACGCTAGAAACGGATGCACTTTCTATTGCTAGTACTGCAGTTACTAGTACTGCTGCTGAACTAAATATTGTAGATGGCGATACCTCAGCTTCTGCTATTACTCTAGTAGATGCAGATAGAGTCGTAGTCAACGACAATGGCACTATGAAGCAAGTTGCCATGACTAATTTAACTACGTATTTAGGTGGTAACTTAGGTATTCTTAGTAGTGTTACTGCTGTCGGTGCATTAAACAGTGGTAGCATCACAAGTGGTTTTGGTACAATAAATACCGGCTCTAGCACAATCACAACTACTGGTAACATTACAGGTGGTAATATTATTATCGGTGACGGTGGTAATATAGGTTCCGCTAGTGATACTGATGCAGTGTCTATTGCTGCTGGTGGTAACGTAACTGTATCGCAAGACCTCATTGTTTCAGGTAACTTGACAGTATCAGGTACACAGACTGTTGTAGATACAGTAACTATTAATGCACAGAATGCGATTGTATTTGAGGGTGCTACACCAGATGACCATGAGACTACTCTAACTATTGTAGACCCAACAGCAGACCGTACAATCAATCTTCCTAATCAGTCGGGTACTGTTCCTGTATTAGCTGCAGCAAGTAATACAGCGATTACAGCTACACCTGCTGAACTAAACATTATAGATGGTGGTACATCCGCAACATCAACAACCGTAGCTGACGCTGACCGTGTTGTAATGAATGATAGCGGCACTATGGTACAGGTTGCTGTAACAGACCTAGCTGCATACTTTGATGATGAAATAACAGCTATGCCTAACCTTGTGACTACTGCTGCTACAACAGTAGGCGCACTTAATAGTGGTAGTATTACAAGCGGCTTTGGAGCTATTGACAATGGTTCAAGTGCTATTACAACTACAGGCACTATAACTGGTGGCACGGTATCCTTTGGTAGTATTACGGATGGCACTATAACTGCTACCGCATTTGTAGATGAAGATAACATGTCTTCTAACAGTGCAGTACTTATTCCAACACAACAATCTGTAAAGGCTTATGTAGATAGTGTAGCTGCGTCATCTAATAACGTAACAGGTCTTAATGCTACAGGTGCAGAGTTAAACACTGTAGCTGACTTTTCTGCTGTAAGTGTAGACACAAGTACCGCAATAGCTAATAATGATGCCCTATTAGTATTTGACAATGGTAACAATATCGGTTATCGTGATGTAGACTTATTAGACACATACTTCTCAGCTACAACTAAAACACTTACTAATAAAACAATAACAAGTCCTATTATAACAGGTATGCATCTTAACGACTCAGGCTTTACTGTAGAAGGTTCTGGTGCAGATGGCAATGATACTACTGTAGCTTTTACAAACCCTACGGCTGACCGTACAATTACCTTCCCTAATGCTACAGGTACAGTTGCATTAAGCAACAGCAGTAGTGCAACATTTGGTGGGAATGGTTCTAGTGGTGGTGTAACCCTACAAGATGGTCTTGTAAGTATTCGCACAGGCACAGGCAGTGTTGCAGCCATACGGTTCTATTGTGAGTCAAATAATGCACACTACCTTGAATTAAAGGCTCCAGCACATAGCGCATTTAGTGGTAATCCATCGTTTGTTTTACCTGCGACTGACGGTTCTAATGGACAAGTACTAACTACAAACGGTTCAGGTGTATTATCTTTTGCTGCTACAAGTAGTTACACCCACCCTAATCACACAGGTGAGGTTACTTCATCATCAGATGGTGCAACTGTTATTGCCAACAATATAGTAGATGAGGCCAACCTAAAAGTTAGTAACAGTCCTAGTAATGGCTATTTTCTTTCAGCACAATCTGGTAATACTGGTGGTTTAACTTGGGCTGAAGCAAATAACTATGTTCATCCAAATCATTCAGGTGAAGTCACCAGTACAGCAGATGGTGCGACTGTTATTGCCGATAACATTGTTGATGAAGCTAACTTAAAAGTTTCTAATAGTGCAGTAAATGGTTATTTTCTTTCGGCACAGTCGGGTAATACTGGTGGTTTAACATGGGCTGAGGTAGCGGCAGGTGCTGTAAACGATATATTTTACGAGAATGGTCAAACAGTTTCTACTAACTACACAATTACAAGTAATAAAAATGCAGTAAGTGCTGGTCCTGTAAGCATAGCATCAGGTGTTACAGTTACAGTACCTTCAGGATCAAGATGGGCGGTGGTATAAATGGGTAAGATTAAAGTAGATACAGTTACTAACTTAGCTGGATCAGGTGCGCCAAACATACCAGATGGTGTTACAATTGATGGTGTCGCTTTAGCTTCTGTAAATAAACAAGAGCATTACGCACAGAGTGCAGAACCAAGTAGTCCTGCTAATGGCGCAGTGTGGTATGATACAGATGATGACAAAGCGTATGTTTATATTAACAGTGAGTTTTACGAATTAACGTATACTAATTTGCTGGAAGTAGGTATAGGTAATAGAGGATTATTTGGTGGCGGTAATACAGGTGGAAGCGGTACGGATGTAAATGTAATAAGTTATATAGCTATACCAACTACGGGTAACGCTACAGACTTTGGTGATTTAACTGCAGCTAGAACACGATCAGGTTCTTGTTCTAGTGGAAGTAGAGGTATTTGGGCAGGTGGTGAAACTATAGCAGCCGGGGGCCAGTCAAATGTAATAGATTATGTTACAATTGCTAGTACTGGAAATGCTACAGACTTCGGTAATCTTACTGCAAATAGACACAGACTTTCTTGTGCGTCTAATGATGTTAGGGGATTAATTATCGGCGGCAATGAAAGTAGTAAAGTTAATACTATTGAATATATTACAATAGCTACTACTGGAAATGCTACTGATTTTGGAAATGCAGCTATCGTAGGACAAAATTCTGCGTCTACCGCTAGTAAAAGTAGGGCTGTATTTAACATGGGAGACTCTTCGTCTGGTGCTGTAAATTCAATAGAGTATGTTACTATTTCTACCACAGGAAACTCAACAGACTTCGGTGATCTGCTTAGTACTATGCAAGCAAGTGCAGGTTGTGGTGATGGAAGTAGAGGTTTATTTGGCGGCAATTCTCAAAATAATAACAACGTAATACAATATATAACCATATCTACACCGGGTAATGCTACAGACTTTGGAGACTTAACTACTTCTCCTTATCTTCTTGCAGCTTGTGCTAATGCTACAAGAGGCGTTTTTGCAGGAGGTTATGATACAGCAGCTTCAGCAGGCAGTAATGTTATTCAATACGTAACTATATCTACACCGGGTAATGCTCAAGACTTTGGCGATTTAACTGCTGCAACTCAAGCAGTTTCTGGATGTTCAGGAGATTAAATAATGAGCGAATTTAAAGTATCAAGTATGGAAAATACCTCAAACGGGTCTCCTTCTTTCTCACAGGGTTTAAATATAGCTGGGGCAGATATTACGGCAAGCCATGCAATTTCGGAGTACTACACAGGTACATCAGAACCTACTAGCCCTAAGAATGGTGCTTTCTGGTGGAATGGTACAGACTTACATCAGTATATAAATACTAGATTTAGGAAACTTAATGTGACAGCACCACCTATACCGTATGTAGGTTCACGTGGTCTTTTTTTTGGTGGTCTGAATACTTCGTATGCCGCTGTCAATACAATAGACTATATTACTATATCTACCCCCGGCAATGCTACAGACTTTGGTGATTTAACATTAGCACGATACAGGGGGGGTGCTTGTTCAAATAAAACTAGAGGTGTTTTTGCTGGTGGTACTACAGGAAACGACACAAATAACATAGACTATGTAACAATAGCCAGCGCAGGTAATGCTACTGATTTTGGTGATCTTACAAAAGTAACGTATCAATTAGGTAGCGGGTGTTCGGATGGCACAAAAGGTTTGTTTGCTGGAAGTGCCAGAAGCCCAAAAGCTGCAATTGATTACATTACAATAGCAACAACAGGTAACGCTCAAGACTTTGGTGATTTAACGACTGAAAGATCAAGCACTGGTTCTTGTTCAGATGGTACATACGGTGTTTTTGCTGGTGGTAATCCAACATCTGATGTCACTATTGATTATGTAACAATAGCAACGCTTGGTAATGCCATAGATTTTGGAAACCTTACTCAAGGTAGAGACTACGTAACGGGGTGTTCAAATCGTACAAGAGGTTTGTTTTCTGCCTTAGCTAACTACTATGGCATAGAGTATGTTACCATTGCTACCCCCGGCAATTCTACAAGTTTTGGTAATCTTGGGGCGACAATTAGCGAGAGTGCATCATGTTCAGATGGCATCAAAGCTGTATTTGGCGGTGGCAGTTTCGGCGGGTTTAAAAATATAATTGAGTATGTAACGATAGCCACGACTGGTAATAGTACGGATTTTGGTGACTTAACAGCAGCACGGGGTGGTCCCGCCTCATGTTCAGGAGAATAATTTATGAGTACAATAAAAGTAGACACAATTACCAATGACGGTAGCACTGTAGACTTCACCTACAACGCTAAAGTAGGTGCAGGCAGCGGCGCACTCAAAAAAGAGTACTACGCACAATCCACAGAGCCTACTTACCCTTGTGATGGAGCTTTGTGGTTTGACACTTCTGATGATGTATTTAAAATCTATGCTAATGATCTGTGGTATACTACGGCTGTAACAGAACCACCACCACCTATACTAGGAAATAGAGGTATATTTGCTGGCGGTGATGTTAATAACACAGAACAAAATAATATAGATTATATAGATATAACTACCACAGGTAATGCTACAGATTTTGGAAACCTTACACAAGCTAGGGCTTTTTTAGCGGGTTGTTCTAACGGAAGTAGAGGTATACTTGCGGGTGGACATAGCCAATCTAATACTACTTTTTATAACATTATAGAATATATTACTATAGCCAACACAGGAAACGGTACGGATTTTGGAGATTTAAGTGCCACTGCTAGAGGCTGTGCTGCTGTGTCTAATGGAAGCCGTGCCGCTATAGCACTAGGCCAAGCATCAGCAACAGTAAATACAATAGATTATATAACTATAGCCACTCCGGGAAATTCTCAAGACTTTGGTGATCTTACCGTAGCTAGAAAACAATTAGGAGGTGCTAGTTCCACTACAAGAGGTTTATTTGCTGGTGGAAATCCCGGCCCTAAAAACGAAATTGACTATATAACAATTGCTACTACTGGTAATGCTACAGACTTTGGTGATTTAACCGTAGGTAGAGGTTCAGCCCCAGCAGGGTGTTCAAACGGCACTAGAGCATTATTTGGAGGTGGTTATTCTTCTTCTGCTGTAAGTGATGTAATAGACTATGTAACTATAGCTACAACTGGTAATGCCACGGATTTTGGAAATTTAACAGCAGTGCAGTATAATATGGCAGCGTGTGCAAATGTCACTAGAGCAATATTTGGTGGTGGCGGCAACACTCCTGTTAATGTTATGGCATACGTAACTATATCTACCCCCGGCAATGCTACAGATTTTGGAGACTTGACTTTAGCTAGACGTTATCTAACAGGCTTATCAGGCAATTAATAAAGACTTGCATTTTTAGTAAAATATCTGTATAATGTAATTTTTTATACAGAGGAGAAGTAAATTGACTAATGAAATAATAACTACAAGGGTAGCCTTTGATCTACCCATGATACAAGAGAATAAAGTTAATACGGCTGCTGTAGCAAAAGTAAATGAATTTCTTCCAGAGATAGAAGAAAAAACTCGTAGCTTTGATCGTAACAACAGCCAGCATACTCTATCACTAATGACACTAACTATGCTCAATGGTCAATCACCAATGCGTATGATGCGTCAGATTATGGCAGAGATTGAAAAGCGTAAGATGGCATTGGCAGAAGCACAGGTTAGCTACGCAGAAACACAGAAAGAAATTAAGGACTTGGAGTTTGAAGATGACCCAATCTCACAAGCAAAGTTTCGCCAAAAAAATGTTTCTATGTTTATGCTAGAGTCAAAGGTTAATGGATCGTTTAAAGATATAGCTACGCTTATTGACCAGTATAATAACATTAAAGAAAAACACGGTATTGATGAATGGGATGAATCTACATTTGAAGCTGAAGAAAAACGACACCATGTTCGCAGAGGCTTTGAACTTATGTACCGTAATTTACTAGAAGGTGGTCGTGCGCAAACAGCCACAATTGAGTACCTGCAACAGTATGGGGTACATCCACAAGTAGCATTAACAGAGACTTCTGGTTATGTACAACATACTGGAGAACAAATTAGTAATGGTGTTGTATTACACTCAAATGACTTAGAAGAGTTTTTAGACCGAATGGCAGATAAGTATTGTGTCAATGTAGACAAAACTGCGGAACGTATGTTTGGCAAAGTAAACTTTACTAACTCTGAATATATGAATCTTCTAGAAAACAAACAGGAGAAAGAAGAATGATTATTGAATATAAACTAGATGCAGGTCCACAGGGCATGACTATACCTAATTGGGTAAAGAATGGTGGATACTACACTGACCCAGATAACTTTACTATGGTGGGCTGGACCATTGACGCACCTCGTGAGTTTAAAGTACCAGAGACAGTAACGGTACTAGACAAGGCAGGACTTACCACTCGTGTCCTTAACATTCATGGTCGGTACGCTATGCAGAAAGAAAACAGTGGCGGTGAGTTTGTTGATATGACTACAGATGAAGTTACTGCTGAGGTATCTACTTGGTTTGATTCTTGGAGCTAGCAATGAAACTAGAGCAGTCTGTAACCCCTGAACTTCGTGTAGCACTAGAACTAGAAGCACACGAAAAAGAATGTGCAGTGCGTTACGCTGCTGTAGGTGAACAATTAAAATCACTAGACAAACGCATGTGGCGTTTAGAAGCAATGATAATGGGTAGCACTATAATGGTAGTAGCTATGGTAGTTACAGTATTTATGGGAATGAGTTAATATGGCGATGTTCAAAGGATTTAAACCTCAAGCAATGAATAAGATTGCAGGGGCTATGGGCTATCAAGGTGATATGAACCAGTTTCAGCAGTACGTTGACCAAGACCCTGCACGGCAACAGCAGATGAATATGTATACGAATGCTGCACGGAAGATGGCAGAAGGTGGATACGTGCCACGGTTTAATACTGGTGGTGTAGCCGATAATAAAAAAGAAGAAGAAGAACAGCCTGTATCAAACAGAGGTACTGTAAGTAATTTTGGGTCAACACAAGCTGCCACACCTGTGTATACAGGTGCTAGTCCCGCACAATATAATGTAACTCCCGCTACATATTACAAAGAAGGTGATCAGTTACCTGAAGGTGTAAATGTAGGCGATGAAAAAACAGCAGAAATCAAAAACCAAATTCCCGGTGTAGCACAGTTCAGTGTAGAACAAATGTATCAACCCGGTCTGCCTATTGGTGCCACAACAATTTCTAAAGCTACAAAAACAGAAGATGCACAAAAAATAGCAGCAGGAACAGGTACACTGACAGGCCCGTATCTTGAAAACGATCCTACCCCCGGCGCAATACGTCAAACAGTAATGCCGCAACAAGGTAATAAATTTGCATTTACGCCGGATGGTGGCCGGTTTGAAGTTCCTATTAACTATGACTTTTCAGCAGGTGCTGTACAAGTACCGACTGCTACTGCAAATACGTATCAAGCTGGATTAATTACAGCGGGAACAGCAAATAAAGCTGCTGTAACAACTACGGAAACTGATGTAGATACTGAAATGAACAAAGTAGCTGCCGCATCGGGGACAACTAGCGGCATAACAGCAGCAACAGGTTCATTATCTGCCGGAGCTACACCCGGCGCACCAGAGTTTGATACTGCTTTTAAACAAGGGGTTGGATTTGGTGATCTAAACGTAACACCAGACCAGTTAGCAGCAGCTAAAGGTCAAGACGAAGTTATACCAGCAGCTCAGATTGCACAGTCTTCTGGCATTGATCCAGCTATAGCTCAACAAGCTACCGTATCTGTAAATGAAATACCACAGGCTGCACAAATTCAAGAGTCTAATATGGCTCAAGCGCAACTGGCACAATCAGGTGGGTTCCTTAGAGAAGATGCCGTAGCTTATGCAGCCAAACTAAATTCATTTAGTGTAGACAATGGCACATTAGCTAGTGCTATTCAAGGCGAGGTAGGTGCATTAGGAACTGTACAGGGTCAGCTAGAAGGGTTGATGAAGCAGTTTGATGATGGCACACCTGTATGGGCAGCAGGGGCTTTAAGGGCTGCTAACGCTGCTATGGCCTCAAGGGGTCTAGCTGGTAGCTCAATGGCAGGTGCGGCTATCCTACAGGCTGCTATGGAGTCTTCACTACCTATTGCTACACAAGATGCTCAAACATTTAACCAGATGAATATGAGCAACTTAGATAGGCGGCAACAAGTGTCCCTAACTAATGCTGCCGCACAACAAGGTCTTTCACTGCAGAACCTTTCTAATGAGCAGCAAGTAGCATTACAGAACAGTACTAATGCTTTTGCATTACAGACACAAGACTTGTCTAACATGCAGCAAACCTTCTTGGCTAATGCACAAATAAAGGCAGCTTTCCAAGGACAGAATTTAAGTAATCAACAACAGGTAAACTTAGTTACTGCTGCTAGATTTGCTGAAGTTTCTAATATGAATTTAAATAATAGGCAACAGACAGCACTAGTAAATAATGCCAACAATCTTCAAATAGATTTAGCTAATCTGTCTAATAGACAACAATCTTATATGTCTAATGCACAACTTTCTGCAGCCTTACAAGGTCAACAGATTAATGTACAACAACAAACAGCTATGCAAAACGCAGCTAGATTTTCTGAGGCAGCTAACATAACATTTAGTGCAGACCAGCAAGAGCAATTACATAATTCAGAGTTGATGAAAACTATTGGATTAGCTAATCTTAATACTGCACAAGCTACGACCCTGCAGAATGCTGCAACAATTGCTGCTATGGATAGCCAGAACCTAAGCAATAGACAACAAGCTTCTGTACAACAAGCACAGAACTTCTTGCAGATGGATATGGCTAACTTATCTAACGACCAACAGACAGAGTTGTTTAAAGCACAACAGCGTGTACAGTCTTTGTTTTCAGATCAAGCTGCAGCAAATGCTGCCGCACAGTTTAATGCATCTAGTGAAAACCAAACAGATCAGTTCTTCCAGAATCTTGGTTCTCAAGTGTCTCAGTTTAATGCGACACAATCTAATGCACAATCACAGTATAATGCTGGTCAGGCTAATACAGTAAATCGTTTTAACGCAGAACTAAACAATCAACGTGATCAGTTTAATGCACAGAACCAGCTAGTGATTGCACAGAGTAATGCACAGTGGCGTAGACAGATAGCTACAGCGGATACGGCTTCAATTAATCGTGCTAATGAGTTGAATGCGAATGCTGTTCTTGATGTAAGTAAACAAGCTTACAGTAATTTGTGGAGTTTCTATGCTGATACTATGGAGTGGGCATGGGAATCAGCAGAAGGTGAACTGGATAGATACAGTGCTATGGCGATTGCTGAACTAGATGCTGCAACATCTCAAGCTGCTTCTGCTGCAGCAGGTAAATCAGCAGCAGGTAATGCAATAGGTAGTTTAATTGGTACATTAGGCAGTGCATATTTATTTGGTGCTTGCTGGGTAGCACGTGAAGTATATGGCAAACAAAATGCTGAATGGTTTGTGTTCCGTACTTGGCTACAATATGATGCTCCTAGTTGGTTTAAAAATTTATACATGACACATGGTGAAAATTATGCTAAACTAATTGCTAAAGTACCGCCATTAAAATGGGCCACAAAACAATTCATGGATATAGTAGTAAACAAGAAACGGAGAAAGCATAATGTCCAGACAATTTAATGCTGCTAGAGAAGCCTACAAACGTATGGATATTGAAGGATTTGAAAACTTAAAGACTGTAAAAAAACCAGAAAAAACAGGTGGCCTATTAACTAGGTCTAATACTATGTCTAAAGAAACAGATGGTCTCGACTACAATAATCCTGCTGTTCGTGTAGCTAAACAAATGCAAGTCATAAGAAAATACAGGGATGAAATAAATGGCGATAACGAATCAACCTAGTTTTGATGCACCTATTCCGGGGCAGTCTTTAACTGCTGAGTTAGGTGCTAGACCGTGGCAAACTCCTTCTAGATTTAGTACAGTAGATGATACTATTGACTACTACATGGAACGTATGAGTAGTGAAGAGTTCATGGTTCAACTAACTGAAGTGCTGGAGTCTGGTGTGCCTGTTACATCTATTGCTAATACTATTCAATTGTCTAGTGTTATGGAAGGTATACACACAGTAGATGTGGGCATGCTTGTACTGCCTATGATTATGGAAATGCTTATGATGATTGGTGATAGTGCAGGTGTTAAGTATGAGACAGGTTTAGAAAATCCTAATAAGCCTATACTACGAGATTCAGCTATGGCTAAAGCTATTACAGAGTATGAAGCAGACTTAAAAAACAAAGATGAAGTAACCGAAACTGAGGATAAAGAAGTTGAAGAAAATGAAGAGCCAACAGGCTTAATGGCACGGAGAAAGTAATGAGTTTTTGGACAGGGTTTTCAACAGGATTAGCTAGTAGTATAGACAAGGGCTTGCAGTCTGCTATGGAAAGAAGGCAAGATGAACTTAGCTCTGCTAAAAAGTTTTGGATGCAACGAGAAGCAACCAAACGAGAAAAGTATGAAGCCAAAAAAGAAAAGACAGATGAAGAGGCTCTTGCTGGATACCGATCTTTATTAGAGGGTTTTAATGGAGATGCTACTAAAGCTAAAGCTGCTTTTGATAGCTTGGCTGAATCAGGTGGTGGTGTTGCTGGTGTGACTTCTTACTTAACTAAAGCAAGAGGACGTGCAGATGAGTTAGGTAGCTATGACATAAGCTTAGACTTTAAAGATTTCAAAGAAGGTGATACTGCTTACACAGGTGGAGAAGCTGGACTTCTTATGCCTGAGTATAAAGGAACACAGTTTAAAGCTGCTACCTATGGTGTAGGTACATCTAGGATAGACGAGTTCTTCGGACGTGATGGTGATGACACGGATACTGCACGGCTTGAGAAACAAATGAATAAAGGATTTGATGCAAAACCTGCCACTGCACCGGCATCAAGTATAGGTAAGTTTGGTTCTGTGGATAGGTCAAGGCTTAGTGCTGCAGAAAAGTATGGACAGGATCAAGAAGAAAGAGGCTTAAATATAGAAACTAAAGAATTGGGCTTAGATAGAGTAAGGTTAGATATGGATGCTACTGACCTTGGAATGACAAGAACAAGGCAAGCTATGAACCTAGACGCACAAGCTGCAGATTTAGCTAAAGACAAGTTTGCTTCCGCTGAAAAACAACAAGAAGTAGCTAATAAAAGAGCAAAAGCAGAGGCACTACGTAGACAAGCAGAATTAATTATGAGGGCAGAAAAACACGTAGTTGATATGGAAGCTGCTGGCTTATCCGTTGCAGAGCAGAAACGTGAGGCAGCAAAAGCTAAACGACATCCTGAATTTGCCAGCTTTGAAAAAGCAGTTATATATGCAGAAACTCAACTGGCTAGGTCTGATATTACTGATATTGAACGTAAAGACTTTAAACAATTATCGACTGATATGACTGCTGCTGCAATAGCCTATAATAATGAAGTAGAGAATCAAGGCGGTACGGCTATTGAGTTTGCAAAACAAAGTCTTGATAGTATAATAGAAAACGCTAGAAAGTTTGAGTTAGAGAAAGTACCACAGAAAGATATTGGCGGCAAAGTTAAGTACGCTATTGAGGGTAACGAAGCTGCTTACTATGGTGGAATGGATAGAGCATTAAACACTGCTGCAAAAAGACTTACACCTGAAGGTAAATCTATGCCAGACGAAGCTAAACGCTACATTGATTCCTTACGTGCAGACAATATTCAAAAGGCATATGGCTTTGCTGTTGGTAAAGAGGCAGAATACAATACAGCCGTTGCAAAAAAGAAATCTACTGACAAAATAAACTATGTACCGTGGAACAAGATTTCAGGATTACAGAATGCTCAACAGCTAACAAAGTATGCTAAAGAAAATATTAAGGCAGGTGCTGTTGTACCTTTTAAAGAGGATGGTTCGCTTTATGGAATTTGGACAGGTACTAGATTTGTAAAAGCAGAAAATGATGAAGATATGGGTAGATAAATATGGCATCGTTAGATTTTAGTAGTGTCTTTGACGATGAGGAGCAGAGACAGCAATCAACACCTGCGTCTGCTCCTTCTTCTGTTTCTAAGTTTGATGATGTGTTTAAAGATGATGAAGAAGAAGTACCTGTCGAGGACGTAGAAGAAGCTGCACCACAAGATACAGCAGTATCTAAGTTTGAAAGTGTGTTCGATGACGCTGAATATGTCTCTGTAGATGAGCCTGTTGTAGAAACACCAGAAGAAACATTCGTGCGTACAGGTGAAGTGCCTGAAGGGTACAGGTATGTACCTTCAGTGCCTACAGGCGATGCAGAAGTTGATAGAGTAAAGCTAGAACCCATTGATGAGCCTACACCAACAGTGTCAGAACAAACTGACTCTGCGTTTAACTATGCCAGTACTGCAAAAACAGCAGAGAAGTTTAGTAATCTTGGTAGTGTGATACCAGAAGACTTTATAGATGAATCTATAGCAGAACCCTTCCAGCCTATTGTAGAATGGATTGGTAAAGCAGCGGGTAAAGACATTAGGAATCTTGCCGTAGCTATGGAATTTGTGTCTGATAGCACCGCCAATGTTGGAGTAGCCTTGACTAAAGGATTAAAAGCTGTCGGAGTTGACGTACCCTTTGAAGACAGAGTAGGCGGTGAGAAGTTTGCTGGTGATATGGGTATGATGTTAGAAATGATAGAGTCTGCAGTTCCGGGTGGTTCAACTGTTATGCGTCCTGTAAGAAAACTATTTAGAGAAGCTAAACAAACAGCCAAGCTAAAAGCAAAGGGTGAGAAAGCCCGTGCTAAACTACTTGACCGTAAGATGAATATAAACAAGGCCAAGGAAGCTACAGCAGAAGAGATAGCAGCTAAGACAACAAGGGCTGAACAGGTTGCGGCAGAGAACGTAGACTTAAAGAATGAACTTATCTTAGGCTTTGAAGAACAGACAGGAAAGACTATCTCAACTGTAGTAGATGGTGTGCGTGTAGTTGACGATGACTTAGCTCGTAAAGCAGGTAAAGAAACCGCTGAAGAGATAGACTTTAAAGATACCAGAAGTCAAACTGCTAAAGCACTAGGTCTTAGTGAAGTAGAGGCTGACGATGCAGCTAAACTAGCTGGCGTTGGTGATACACTTACTGCACCTATACTCAAGCCAGAGAAGCTAGATGGTCTAGTTGCTGCAGCAGCAGACCTAAAGACTAAGTATCCTACAGCGTTTGATAATGATAAGACTGTAATAGATAATCTACTTGACCTGACCATCAACAAAGAACTGATAGCTGGTGACGAACTCATTGACACGTTAAACAAGTACAATGTATCTTTTGAGGACTACATCCTAACAGTGGTAGGCTCTGGCTCAGAGGCAGGTAAGGTACTCAACAAGCTGTCTCAGATTAAACGTGCAAGGCCACTCAATGAGATGCAGGACTTGCAACGGGCAGCTACACAGGCACGTCAGGGTAACATACGTAATAACATCATGCGCTTAGAAGGCATACGCCGTGGTGGTCTGGTGTCTCAGCTTGCTACTGCTGCACGTAACCTACAGTCTGCTGGTATTCGTTCACCTATGGATTCACTAGGTAATGTAATGGACACTGCCTTGTATAACATGGGCGAAGCAAAGGGCGTAGGTGGTAAGGCTGCTGCTGGTGCTAAGTCTCTTATCAGTAAAGAAAACTGGAAGGATAGCTTTGCCAACATGAAGTATATGTTTGGGCCTGAAAGCAGATTAGATACTAAGGAGTATGTTGACTTTATCTTAGACAGACCTGAACTATCCAAGCAGTTTGACCTTATGTTTAACCAGCTTAATGAATTACAGGCTGCTACAGGGCGTGGTATTCCTAGACAGCAGCAAGTAGAGACTTTCTTAAAGGCGTTGAAAGATGATAAAAGATTTTACTCAAAAAACAAAAAGGGTAAGTTAGTATACAACGCTAAAAAAGCTAGGCAAGAAGCAGAACGCTTGGCGAGTAGAAATTTTGATACAGTAGGCAAGGGTGTAGATACTGTACTATCTGAACTAGAGGATGGTGTAAGTGTACTTAATAGTGCTAACCGCTGGCAAGAATACCTTGTACGCAGGGGTGCATTCCTTGGTGAATTAGAACGCCTAGTCAAGCGTGAGTATAAGATTGATTTAATTGACACGCTGAATGATGGCAAGATTAAAGACTTGCTGAATGATTCAACTACAGTACGTCCTAAAGGGGCTAGGTCATTCAATGAACTGGTAGCTGATGCTACTAACAATGCACTAGATGTAACCTATGCAAAGCAGCCTGACATTGGTGTGTTCAGAGAAGCTACATCATTCATTACACGTAATGGTTTGACTGTTGTAATGCCATTCCCACGCTTTATGTTTAATAGTATGGAGATAATGGGTAACTATGCAGGTGGTGCATCTATACCCTTGACAAAGAAACTGATGGGGCAAATACCTAAAGGCACTAAGCTGACCGCTAAAGACCGTCAACGTATCTCACGTAATCTAGTAGGCATAGGTACTGTTGGTGCAGCTTATATGGCTCGTACAAGTGATGATGCACCTGCAGATTATAAAGAGATTAATGTAGGTGATGGTACAGTGATGGATACTACACCACAGTTTCCAGTACGCCAGATGATGTACTTAGGTGAAGCAACTAAGCGTATAATAAATGGTACGTTTGACGACTTCTTTAAAGCAAGGGAATTTGCAGAAACATTCTTAGGCACTAACATACGTACAGGTGTAGGTAACAGCATCGTAGATGAAGTGGTACAACTTGCAGGTGATTCTGATTTGACTAGAGATGAAGCTGCAGCAAGGCGAGTAGGCCGTGCGCTAGGTAACTATCTATCTACGTGGGCTGTACCATTTGCACAAATAATTGATACTGAACGTGCGCTAGGTAGACGTGAAGAAACATATAAGGACGTAGCGCAAGACCCTACACTAGCGTTTGGTTCTACATTTGAGAAAGAAATTAAGCGACCCTTTGAAGCTAGGGGACTGATGGCAAGGGATGTGCGAATAAATAAAGATGGTACTGTAAATGAAAGAGATGTAGACCTAGACATAAATGAGGATGGTGTAATAACAGAAGATGAACAACCTATACGTGAACGCTTATTCCAAGAGGAATCAAGTAGAGTAGGTTCAGCATTGAAAGTGGGGCTAGGCCTTACCCTGAGAACACAGGATAGTGAAGAGGGTGAATATATTAAACGTCTTGGTTTAACTGAGTTTGAATTGGGTAGTACATCTAAAGTACCTAGCATACGTAGGTTTGAGAACGCTCAATTGCGTGACATCATCCCCGGTATTGTAGCTGCAGCACAAGCTTATGAAGAAGAATCTCGTGAAGAGTATCGTGACAGTGAGGTGCTACAAGAACGTAATATGTTTGGTATAAAGAAAATGACTGAGCAAGAGTTTGTAAACAGTCGTATCAAACCTCTTATCACAACTCAGATTAAAGCCGCCAAAAGAAATTTATCAGATGGTAAGAAAGTAAAAGCAGATGCACCTGTATACATAAAAGCAATGACAGCTTACCGTAGACTTCCGTCTGATGTACGTGTAAATGCTGCATCGGAGTTCTTACTACGTGAGGGTAGGCCAGCAGACGGTGCTGATGTAGAAGATTTATCTAAATTAGTTGAGTATGGTAAGGCAGTAAGGGATGCGTACAAATAAAAACAGGGGAACTAAATCCCCTGCTCCTTGGCTAAGATATGTAACAAGTACATATATAACATTGCTATTATACCTAGTAATATAATCAACGGTTGTCACCGTCACCCTGTAAACGGTTCCTAGCTTTCCTGTCTGCCAACTTCTCTAGATTACCTTCCATAACGCTACCAAGATTCATGTCCACTTCCTTTGCAAGCATAGCGCAGTACCATAGGACATCCCCTAACTCTGCACCTATCTGGTTCATCTTATCATTGTAGCCTTCGATATCTGCACCATCACGTATTAATTTCTTAACCTTATTAGCAATCTCACCAGCCTCACCACAAAGCCCAAGAGTGATATACTCAAGGGCTTTTTCTTTTGGGAAGATGGCAGTTTCAGCAGCACGTATTTGATACTCAGTTGCTGTAATACCACTCATTGATTTTCTCTCCTTCATCCACTGTTTAGCTTCGTTTTCTAAATTCATTGTTGCTGCGTCCTTCTTGCTGATCTAATGCGTAAGCCATCGGCTTGCCGTAGTAAGCATCATTATACCCCCTCTGCCACTCTCGTGCTTGCATGGTATTCGGATCAGTGTTAAGGCGTATCTCTTGGAAGATACCCTTTGAATCAAACCTACCACCACGTTTGAATGCTTCGTAGCCCCACTCGTATTGAATACGAAGTGGAGCATCATACTTTGTTAATCCATTACGCCGCATCTACATTCTCCTGTATCTGATAATTGAACAACTTAATTGCGTTAACCTTGTCAATCTTGAACCACTCACCCTTACGTTCTTCAGCAAAGTGTTCAAAGATTTTGTGCATCTCCTTTTCTTTTGTGTGGCGATTGTCTGTAGTCAACGTAGCTATTACCTTGTAGTCACGAAAGGGTGATGATGTTTGGTAGCCGTTGAGTCTGTCACTAGATGACACTGCCTTGCCTACCTTAACCCAATCCTTCCAAGCATCATTCACAATGATGTACACTTCACCTTGATCAATGCTCTCAATCTTGTTGTGTGACCAAGCATCGTCTAAAGACTTGTATCGTCCTGCCTTGTGTAGCGGGTGTGTCTTTGGAATGTATTTACCATTAACAAACATTCTGCTAGTATTTTTACGAGCGTGAGACTTTATCCTTCTTCGACCCCCATCCCCCGGCTGCACATACCACCATTCACCATCTTCAAACTTTGCATTACTGCGAGTGTAGTGTTCTAGGTTAATTTCTTCATTGCTATTCTTTAAAAAGTCAAACAACATTTTACTCTCCCTCTGGCTGCGCCTCTGGGGTTTCGTTTACAGAAGCTACCAGCATCTTGGTGAAGGCATCCTGCGCTACAATAAGTTGGTCTAGGTCAAACCTAGCTTGTGCTGTCTTACTGTTTAATGAAGCTACATGATTAACCATACTCTTCTGATTATCCTCTAGCTCTTCGTAATCGTACTCTTTACCGTCAATTGTAATCGTTCTGTTTTCGTCTGTCATTTTGTTTCTCCTTTTCTATGCTGCTTCAATATCTACAATTTCACACACGCCTGCAGTACAGGCTAACTCACGCCCACCTGAAGTGGTGTCTTCTTTCTCAAACTCCTGAAGCAATGACCAGTCTACACTACTTGGCATCTTTGTCAAGAACTCTTTGTATTCTTTTTCATCTATGTCCTGATAAGGTGCTTGCTGATATGTATGCTCACTGAATGGCAGGAAGCTGATACCCGATACCTCATCAAAGTGGTCATACACCCATGAGCCTACCTGCATCCATTCGTTTTCCTTAACGGATATAGTTACGCTAGGCTTATGCTCACAGAAATGACGCTGATAAGTAAGCCACAACTCAAGCTGTTCGATAGCATTCATCTGTGTCCTAGTGACTGCACCTTGAGGTGACTTCATTGGGAAGCTGAATACTGTCGTGCTATCTGGCTTCATTACATCTGCCTCAGAAGGTATACCCTGA